GAATTAGAGAAAGAAAATAAGGAATTACTAGAGCAAGTTGCCTTTTTAGAGGAACAGCTCGAGTACGAATCTCACGGTTTTCCTCAAGACGACTAAACAGTTACGGTTTGACTGGTTGTTACAGTAGCAACACCTGCAGTACTGGTTGTTGCACTTGGACCATAGTCATATGATGTTACTACACCTATCTGGTCTTCTCTACTAATACTTCCAGTAACATAACCAGACACATCCAAGAATCTTTGCGCCACATTTAGGGGCGTTTTTTTATTGCCAAATTCATCAAGTTCTGAATGAGGTTCATAAGAAACTAAATTTTCAAATTCTTCTGTAATTAAGGTGAACATTGCTGTTCCTGGAATTTTAATACCTCTTTTTATTTCATTCTCATAATATTCATGTTCATAGTTACTAATCGGGTCTCTTGACTCTGCTGCTGTTTTAGTTGTACCATCTGGTAGTATAGTTCTCCATGAATCATTAACTGTGACACCTGCTTTAATAAAAACTATATCATTCCATAAAACTTCTTTAGTTTCGTAATGATGTATAAATTCTGGGTTATCGTACTTATGATTAGTGTAGTTTATTAAATCAGTATGTTTTTTAGGCCATTGTTCATAGAAATCAGTGATATTATTAGATAATAGAATAACCCAGTCAAATGAAACATCTCCAAAGACTCTATGTGCTACGGATGATGGAGTTTCATCATCTCTAAGTTGATATGTTTCAAAACTAGAGATATGCTTTTCAATATCTTGTCTTACTTTTACTCGTCTAAAGATATTTTTAACAAGACGGTATTTAAAGGATTCATCATCTCTAACTCCTTCACCGATATAAACATTTGGTAAATTTTCAAAAAACATTAGAATCCAATCTCCACGTCTTGTTTGCTTACTAGTCTTGTTTCAATGAATGAAAGACTTAAGTTGATTGCTGGTACTTGAACCATACTGCCATCAAATGCTTTAAATGATGTGTATTGTCCATCTGGAGTATAGTTTATACCAACTCCATTACAGAATGATGAGTGTATTTTAAAATGCATCTCATTATATCCAGTATGCTCTGAATAATTTCCAGATGCAGGATTATACCAGTCATATTCTGCTGCTTCTGGATTAACTCTTACAAATCTAAGATCAAAGTGATCAGGAATATTGAAAAATCTTTGTGATACACCTCCTTTTCTAAATGCATCATTTGCTGCGTCAGTTGTTGCACCTTCTACAGCATCCTTATTTTCACCTTTAGTGTAGTTTCCTTTTATGTCACCATTACTGGGCATAGAATCCCATAAAGCTCCTAAACTACTGTCTGATCCTGCTTGTATTTGTGGAGTAGCACCTTCTTTAATCCATTGAATGATATTTTTAATTTCTCTTGCTTCTTCTCTACTTCTTGCCAACATTTTAATATTAAATGTATGAGTTCTAAAATTCATACTTTTAAATATTTGCTCACTAAAGGGGTTAAAAACCCTTCCTCCAGTCATTTGTTCAATACTATTAGCATCAACTTGACCTGCTAGTCCTAATGCATTACCAAATGATTGGAATATCTTTGATGCAGCAGCATCTGTAAATTCTGGCATAGCAGCACCAGCAGCATCACTTATAGTTTTTGCTATACCATCCATACCGCCACTGTTAACAGCATCATATAGTGCCATACCAGGAACACCTAAATTTTGTTGGCTATAGGATGGTTGGTATGCTGTTGATAATTGTGGTGGCATAGCAAGGTATACACATCCATCTTTTCGTTCTTTCTTGACACTACCTTGTGTTGGAATACCAGTTGTCCCACTTAATGTTGCCCCATGCCAGTTATTTGTACCTCCTTTAGTGTAGATTATTCTTGATCTTTTTAAGACAAGATAGTCCATTGCTTCAGTAGGAGCCTCAGCATTAATGTTACCACTAGTGGGGAGTGTATTATCAGAATCCCTACCAGACATAGAGACTGGTGCTTTAAGAGGATATTTGTAAATCGTATTTGGCACTTTTTTCCTAAATACTACGTGACCTATACTTATTTATGCGAAAAAAAAGATATTTACAAGGTAAGTATCGCCTGAGACTACCCTCTAAGTATAAGGGGGATCCTAATAACGTTGTTTTTAGATCGTCTTGGGAGTATAAATTTATGCAGTGGTGTGATTCTCGTTCAGCAGTGCAAGAATGGGGTAGTGAGGAGATCATTATTCCTTATATTAGTCCTGTTGATGGTAAACGGCATAAGTATTACCCAGATTTTTATGTAAAGGTGAGAGGTAAGAAATATATCGTTGAGGTTAAACCTTTGAAACAAACTAAGGAACCTAAAACACAAAAGAGAATGACTAAAAGATATATCAGTGAAGTTTTCACTTGGGGTGTAAACCAAGCAAAGTGGAAAGCAGCAACTGAATTTTGTAAAGATTATGGTATGGAGTTTATGTTAATTACAGAAAAAGAACTTAGGATCTAATGACAACCCAAGCACCTCATTGGCAATCTGCTCGATATAATTCCTTACAGGAGTTTCAAGCTTTTATGCGGGGAGGAGATACTTCTCCAAGTTATAATAATTTATTTTCTCTTAGGTTTGCTTCTCCACCAATTCTTAATAGAGGCATGGGACCACATCAAGGTATGGGTCTTCAGGCAGAAACTGGTGATATGGAGAAACTTTTAGATTTTTATGCAGCTAGTGTAAGTCTTCCAAGTAAACAGGTTACTTCTGGTCAGGTTGTTAATGTAGGATCTGCTGTTAAGTATGCTACAGGGTCTGCATTTAGTCAGTTTCAAGTTAACTTTGTAATGCCAACTTCCCAAAGAACAAGATTATTCTTTGAAAGATGGGTTAGTCAAATAGCTAATGATGCTAATCAATATACAGAATTTTATGAAAATTATGTTTCACCTCATATAAGAATTTTTAAGTATGAGAGAGGAGGTGGTGAAAAACTTAATGTGAGCACTAATATAGATGCAGGGTCAGGGCATGAGGATGATATTGACAAGAAATTTTTTAATGATTTTGGAAGAATGAATAAAGTCACTGCCATGTGGGAGTTGAGAAATTGTTATCCATATAATATTGGTAGTGCTCAGTTAAATAACTCTTCTTCATCTTTAATGACTATTGGTGTATCATTCTATTATGAACGATATAGATTCTATCCTGAACTTAGATTTGAGCAACCCGATGTTCAGCGATGGGTTGAAATTCCTAGTAGTAACTATTGGGATGGATCTGGAACGGCAAGTATCAATAACTTTGTAGATACTGCAGGAACAGTATATGTTGGTGACTTCTTCACAAATTCCTCTAATATGGCTTGATAAATAATTATACTGAATTGAATTTCTATGGCATTACCTAAATTAAATGTACCTAAGTACAAAATGAAATTACCGTCTACTGGACAAACGGTAAATTATAGACCTTTTCTTGTAAAAGAAGAGAAATTGCTTCTTTTAGCAACTGAAACTGGTGAACAGGCAGACTTGGTTACTGCTATTAAAGATATTATTACAAATTGCACTGATTTAGACTCAGTAGATGATTTGGCAACATTTGATATTGAGTTCTTATTTCTTCAGATTCGTTCACGGTCTGTTGGTGAAACTGTTGAACTTAGTGTGACATGTCCTGATGATGAGGAAACCCAAGTTCCTGTCAAAATTCCTTTGGCTGATATTAAAATTCAAAAGAATAAAAAACATAAGTCAGAGATTAGATTATCTCCTGAGATTGTCATGGAGATGCAGTATCCCAGTATGGCAACCTTTGTTGAAATGAATTTTATTGGTGAAGATACTGATTTTGGTGCGGATCAGGTGTTTTCAATGGCAGCAGATTGTGTAAAAACGATCACTGACCCTGAACAGGTTTATGATTGTACTGACATGCCTAAATCTGAAATCATTGAGTTCTTTGAAAACTTAAGTAGTAAACAGTTTATGGCTGTTCAAGAGTTTTTTGAGACTATGCCTAAATTATCACACACTATTAAGGTTACTAACCCTAAAACAGGTGTTGAAAGTGATGTAGTACTTGAGGGTCTTGCGAGTTTTTTCGCATAGCTCTACTTCATACTAATTTACAATCTTATTATGAAGGCAATTTCGCTTTAATGCATCACCATAAGTGGAATATAGAGTATGTTGATAATATGATTCCTTTTGAAAAGGAAATATATGTGAATTTGTTGATGTCATTCCTCAAGGAAGAGGAGCGAAGAGCAAAAGAGCAACAAGCACGAAATGGCTAAAATAGAAGCATACAAGTTTATCAATCCTGGCATGGCAACGGATAATGCCAGCGAAGGATCTCTTGTAGCTAGAAAATTAGTCTTAGGATATAATCGTATTGGCAAAACCCTTACTGGTATGGGTAATGTCATTAAAGATATTGAGACTATTGAATTAGCACGTATTGCTGATGATAAACGTCAGGCAATACAAGATCGTAGACGAGAACAATATGAAAGGGATCAGGATGCTGAAGAAGAACAAGAGATAAACGACCTTAGTAAGCCCGATAATGAAAAGATGGGCAAGGGTCGGATGAGGAAGTTGTTGGGTAGGTCTAAAGTTGGAAAGGGAGTTATGAATGCACTTCCTCTTTGGGCACAGGCAATAGCACCTATTTTTGAGTTCTTCCTGTATTTGGGGAGTATTGCCATCATCAGGGATATGATGGAATGGGCTTCTAAGGAAGAGAACGTAAAGAAATTAGAGGTATTTTTACATAAACTTCATTTTGTTACTAAGAAGTTTTATGATTTTTTCAATTGGTTAGTTGGTAAGAAGATACTTGATGGTGCTGCTAAGTTATTAGGTAAAGAAAGTACTCTAGCAGAAAGATTTTCGGGACTATGGGATCTTGTTCAAGCTGCAAGTGTTTTATCAATTATATTTGCTCCTGTAAAGTCGTTAGCATTTATAACAGGATCTATTGGTTGGTTCCTTAAGAATGTTACTACTATCCTTAAGAACAAACCAAATAAAAAAGGAATTAAACCAAGTACTAGAACTCCTGGAGATGGAAATGCGAAGAATAGTTCTAAGACTAATCAAAGATTAAAGAGTAAAACATCGCAGGGAGGAATTAAACCCAAAGTTAAGATTGATGGTAATAAGATTACCAATTCATCCCTTTCAAGAGCACCTTCTGTTAAGGGTACTCGTTCAAATCTTAATGTAAAACCTAAACTTAGATTTTGGCAAGAAGGTAATAAATGGTTAAAGGATGGTGCGAAGAGACAGTGGGATAAACTTTGGACTGGTACAAAGAATCAGATAAAACTTGCTAGAGCAAAACCTAAAGCTTATACTTCTAATATTTTCAAAAGTACTTTAACTAAAGGTAAGAATCTTGTTAAAAGTCCAGGTTTTGTATCGGGTGCAAAGACTCTTGGTGCAGGTATAGTTATTGATTGGGCTGTTGATAATACCATTGTCAGAGCAATGGATTGGGGATTTGATCAAATTAGTAAAAAGCAAGTTGATAATCAGATACAGAAATATGGTGTTGATGCAGTAATTAAAGATCGTCAAAAGAAAATAGAACTTGAACATGGTAAGCCCAATACGAAGTGGTGGCATTTGGGATTTACTTCTAATAGTAGGAATTATTTTGATTCTGAAAGGCTAGAGGTATATGAAAAATCTCTTGCATATGCTACAGAGCAGAAGAAGAAATTAAATAATCGGAAGGTAGAACCTATAATTGAGAAGAAAAAGGAGACGAGTAATAATAGCTTTTGGGGTAATCTCTTTAAGAATAAGAAGCAAGAAACTAAAGTAGAGAAGAAAAAAGAAGAAAAGAAGTCATCTGGTAACTTTTGGAGTAATTTATTTGGTAATAAGAACTCTACTAAAAAGAACAAGATTGAGAAACCAGAGAAGAAGAAAAAGTGGTGGGAAATCTGGAAAAATAAAGGAGGTAAACTACCACAGTTTATCTTTGGTAGAATATGGAAGAAAGTTAAAAAAACTGTTAGTAGTGTTTTTAATGGTGTTACTAAGGCAGTAGGTAGTGTAGCTAATACTGTTGGTAAGATAGCAAGCAATCCTATAGTAGGTACTGCATTATCATTCATTCCTGGTATGCAAATACCAATGGCTATTATCAATGGTGTTCAGGGAATTGCCAGTGGTAATATGATGCAAGCATTTAGTGGTATTACAGGTGGGTTAGGTGCTTTCTCTGCCATTGGTTCTACTGCTCAGTCTATAGTAAACACACCAGATTGGTTATTAAACTTGCGTATGAGTGGGTTTGGTCAAGGAGTTGCTAATGCTTATACTGGTGCTTCTAACTTTGTAAGTCGCATCGGGGCTGGATTTAATAACTTTATGCAGACCGATATTGGTAAATTAGGTAAGAGTGTATACACTGGTGTTACTGGTGGAGGATGGGGTGATACTATAAGTCACCTTGGTCAAATGACTGGTATGACTAAACCAGGTGGATTGTTTGGTGAGGGTGGATTCTTTGGTGAAGGTGGAAGAATGGATCAGTTTGGTGGTTGGATGCAAAAACATCATCTTGGTGGTCTTGGTAATATGTTCCCAGGTCTTTCAGGTTTTGCAGCAAGTATACCTGGATTCACAAATCTTCCTGGTATAAGTGATATATTCCAAGGTCAGTTCTCTCCTTCTGAAGCAATAGGTAAACTGGCAGATAGGAATGGAATGGGAGGAATATATAAGTCTGCAATGGGATTACTTGGTGGTGGTGATCAAGTCTCTGCAATGAGAGAACTTGCAGGTGAGTTAGGGGTTAGTCCTGAAACACTTGGAGCAATTGATAAAGGTAAGAGTTTATATGAACGAGCTAAAAGTGTTGCTTTAAGTGAAGAACCAATAGAACTTATTCCAATCATAATGCCTATACTTCAAGATCAAATTGTTATTGCTCCAGAAGTTAAGGAAAAAGCAGTCATAGTATATGATGCTGCTAATCGGTTGATGAACCGTTAATAAATAACCTTGTGGAGCTGTAATTATTAATGGCAACAGTAAAGAAGACTTCTAAAATTGATCTATACAAGTTCGTACCAACTGGTAAAGCTGATAGTAAATCTAACCCTATGGTTAGGACTATGGTATCGAATGTCCATGCAATTAATAGTCTTGGTAAGACAGTTAATTCTATAGGTGCTGTTGTAATTGATATTAAGAAAACTAATCTTCATCGATTAGAACAAGAAAGAAAAAATAGAGTAAAATTTAGACCTGAGTACACTACTCCACGTAAAAGAAATAGTATATTTAAGTTCCTTTCAAAGGTAAAGAAGGGTAGAATACCTGGATTTTTAGAGTCATTATTAAATCTGCTTGCAGGACTATTAAAACTTTTTGTTATCCTTCCGATAATGAAATGGCTTAGTAATCCTGAGAATCAGAAGAAAATTGAGACATTTTTAACAGCATTAGGGCATGTATTTAAGGCATTTGCAGCATGGTCTAAGTTTGGAGTAACAAATACTCTAGATGGTCTCTATAATATGCTTCGAGATGATGCCACTTGGATGCAAAGGATAGGTGGTTTCGCACAATTCTTGATAGGATTTGGAACGTTAGCATTAGGATTCAGATGGTTGAATCCTTTTAATATAGTGAGAACGGTAGGTGAGTTAAAACTTATAGGAGGTTTTGTTAAGACTGCTATAGTAGCTGCTGCTAAAGATTTTGCAGCATTGGCAGCTAGTCCTATTGGGTTCTTATTTACTGCAGGACTATTGTTCACTGCTGGTGGTTGGTTAACCGAACTATTTCCTTGGATGGCTAAGTCTGGTCCAACTAAAAAAGTAGATGATAATGTGGACGTAGTTGGAGTGGTGGAGACTATAAAACAACTTGAACAAGAAAAAGCAAATAAGATTGAAGAACGTAAAACTGCGGGTTTTTGGCGGAAGTTTAGAATTAATGATGAGATCGCTGAAATTAATAAACAGATAGAGAGATTAAAAGGAGAAGGTAAGTGGAAAGGTAAAAAGGTACCTGGTGCTGATGAAACAAGCTTAGAAGGACAGGAATATAGAATAGAAACAGGACAGATTTCTGATAAAGATATACAAACTATTAATAAGTTAAATGCAGAAATTGAAAAACTTTCAAAATCAGTAAAGGATCAGGGTTTTGGTGAATTAATAGCGAATACTTTTAATCTTAATAATCATAGGATTAATAGTCAAATCTTAGATCTTAAAGCACAGATCAAGGAAATCCAGATGGGTGTTCCTGAAGGTCAAAGAACACAGAAAAAAGCATTTGGTAGATTTTTAAATAAGTTTTCGGAAGGAGGATGGATAAGTGGACCTCAAACTGGTTATCCTGTTAGTCTTGATGGAGCAGGAATTGATTTTATTGGGCACGGTACTGAGTACGTAGCAAGAGGAAAGGGTGATGGTTCAGCATACATTGTTCCTTTTGACACTAAGGCTACGAGAGCTAATCCTAATCTTTTGATGAATCGTCTTGATGAAGCTAGAAGGATGGGTTATGATTTAGGTGGACTTTCACGTGCTGCTGGTGGTAGTGTTAAAGATGATAAGAAGTCTATAATGTTGAATTGGACTGGTGGTGCTTATGGTAATACCAAAGGGAATTATCATTCTGTATTTGGAGGTGGTGGTAACAAGACACAGAGTGTTGAGTATGATAGTGTTCTTAAACAAGGTGGTAAGAATAGTATAGCTCTTGCTATTGCTGCTATGGGTGGTAAAGGATGGCGTGAATATCCTCCTACATCTCCTCAATTAATTGCTATGATGCAAGAGGCAGCAAAAGTTGGTATGAGTTGGGGATGGGAAGGAAAGGATGTTACACGTAAAAATGTAATGACTGGAGCAGAAGCTGCAGGTAAACGTGGTCCTGTTGCTTGGGGTGGTAGTGGTGAAGTTTGGGATTTATTTAAGTTAAAGAAAAATGATCCTGATGGATCTGGTGGTGATAGATTACGTCAAATGATGCGTAATTTTATGATGCAACCAGGAAAGAGACAAGCGATGAATAATGAAAGAAGGATGTCTAATAATGAGCAAAATCTTCTTAAGAGTTTAATTCTTGCTGAAGCAAGAGGTGAGGGTGTTAATGGAATGGCATTAGTAGCAAGATCTGTTATGCAAAGACAAGCACTTATTAGACAGGGTGGTAGTCCAGGTTTATTTAATTCTTCAAGTGATAGTATTACAGATATTATTTTTGGAGATAATCAATATCAACCAGTTCGGGATGGTTCTATTAATACTAAATGGACAGCATCACAACTTAATTCAGCACAAAAGGCTATAGACTTATCATTGAATACCGAAAGGTTTAGGAATCAACTTAGAGCAGCAGGGTATGATGATAGTACAATTAATAAATTACTTGCTTCTACTGGGTTTAGAGGATTAAGTGCTTATGAGGATAAATCTCAGAATGTCAATAGGGTTAAGTTTGGTAATCATGTATTTAATACTGCTGGTAATAAGGGTGCAAAAGATTTGGTAGGATCTCAAACAAGTAGAAGAAATTATGCTAATGATCCAGGTGCTTCATACTTTGGTGGTGGTATTAGTAGTAGTACTAATGATGGACAGGGTAGAACTGTAGTTGGTAATCCAGGAGTTAATATGGGTAGTGGTAGAGTACATAAACCACCAGGTGTTGTTGTTAATAGAGGTGGTGAACACACTAAAATTAAGAAAGCATCTGAAGATAGAAATAAAGCAAGGGCAATGATGAATAGGAGAACCCTATCTATTGTACAAGAAGCATTAGCAGCAGTTGAGAAGCAAAATAATCAGAGTCGTTCTTGGGCTAGGCAAGCTAATTCTATTGCTAATCAGGTTCTTGCAAGTGCAGATACACCAAGAATAATTCAAAGTGGTGGCGGTGGTGGTGGCAACCGTGGTGGTGGTGGAGGTAACCGTGGTATATGGGGTACAGCAGTTAATATATTGAATTCATTCTCAAATCCATTGAAAGGTATCTTCTCATGACAAAAATTACCAATAAGAGAGGTTCACTTCAACCTGAATCATTAGGAGAAGTTGTAATTGCTCTCTCAATCTATCGTGATAGTAAACGTGTTGAGATTGATGGTAAGTGGAACTTTAATGAATTTTTAGGTGGATGGGAAGTTTTTGAAAGTATTACACATTCTGCTCTTCAAGCAAGATTTGCTATTCAAGATTCATTGGGTCTTCAAGCTATTATGACAGGATCTGAGATGTGGAGGTTAGATCTTAGAAGTGAAAGTTTAGATAGAAGTTATTTCTTTAGAACTTATGAAGTACAAGATCGTTCACGATCTAATCAATTGTCTGATATGTTTATAGTTCATGCTACTACTGATGAATTTCTAAAAAATGAGACTGTTAATATATTTGGTCATAGTGAAGTAATTTTTGGTAAAAGAAAAGATCTCAGTAATAAGACTTCATATTTACAGACAGAGACTGGTACTAAGGCAGAGAAAATTGTTAAAAAATTATTGAGGGGTAAAGAGTATATTAATACTAAAAAGGATGTCTTTAGTGATTCTAATGAGTCTATTAATAATCATCAATTTGTATCAACAAACTGGAGACCATTTGATCTTATCTATTGGTTAGGTCAACGTACTATTCGTAAAGCACCTAAAGGTGGTACATTACAGAATGGGTATGCATTCTTTGAAAATGCATTAGGATATCATTTTAAATCTATTGATGGTATGATTGAGGAAGTTAATAATCAATCTCCTAATACCGATACTGATTTTAAAAAGGGTAAAGCAAGACTTTATGTTTATGAATTTACTCCTAAGAATGTAGATGCAGGAGAAAATGATTTCTTTAAAATTAAATCTGTTGTATTTCCTAATGAAAGAAGTTATCTTATGGGGTTAAGGCATGGTACTTGGTCTGGATATAGTATAGGATTTGATCCAACTACACTTGGTAATTCTAAAGTAGGGACTGATGTTAGTCAGGATATATCTGCTGATACCTATAGGTATAGTAATAGAAAGATATGGGACAAGATGTCTCACATTGGAACTACTCAAGATATGAATCCATTGGCACTAATGGATAAGGGTATTAAACATCTGCTTGACTATCCTAAGAGAATACGTTATACTGCATTACCTAATCAGATATTTGATCCTAAGTTTAAGAAGAATCCTCAAAAGAACTATGAGCAATTAGTTGAGTTGCAAGCATACCAATGGATGCGTATAGAATCTTTAAAGAATATTAGACTTGAGATTACAATACCTGGTAATTTAGATCTATATGTAGGTTATGGTGTTCATGTTACCATACCAGCACCAGGAAAAGTAGGTGATACGATTGTTGTTGACAAAAAGTATAGTGGACGCTATATTATAGCTTCACTATCACATCAATCTGTTAACGATATGTTGAATATGCAGACTACACTGCTCCTTGTTAAGGATACAATATATGGAAAACCTGATTCAGTGGTAGATTAACCTAAATATTATGGTATAGTTGGAGAAAACTATGACAACAATCGAACAACATATTGAGCACGATAAAGAGCTCCTT